CTCTTTTAAATATTCTTCAGCTTTCACTATCTTTACCACTCCTTTCCTAAAATGCTTTTCTCTGAACACAACCCATTCTGCGTTCCCAATTTTTATTCTTTTTTTCTATCTCATTCCAACGAATAATGTTTCCGTTATCATCATAGAAAGAAACAAATGTTTTTTTAGGTTCAAGTCCTTTTTCTTCTCTCAAAGTGTGATTTGTTCTCTTAACAAGTTCTTTAATCACATAGCAACTTGCAACAGGCGAATCTGAAATCATTGCAGTAGCAAGAGTTCTTTTACAATTTGTACATTTCCAAGTGATAATTCGCCACACTTGTTCTTTCAGTACCTGTTCAATATTACAACCACAAGTACAAGGTTCTATGTAATTTGCTTTAAATTGCATTGACACCACCCTTTCTGACTATTTCCATTGCTTTCGCATAGGCTGATATTTCACCTGAATATCCACTTGCCGATACACCACACATTCCCATTACTGCTTCTGCGTGTGCACTTGAACTTTCATACAGCTTGTCTTCCAACTCTGCCACAACCTTGTCCACATCATAGGCTGTTGGTTGACAGTTTATAAACTTTTCAAAAAAGAAACTTGCAACAATTTCATAATGTTCAGGCTTCACATAACCTTCTAACCCTCTACAATCTACTTCTGTTATTTTTTCAGCATCTATCAATCTACCCATCTATTCCACCTGCCTTTACTATTTTTCTTACTATGTGTTCCTGAAGCAATCCTTCATCATAGCTCGCTTCTTCCAACTGCTTAACAACTGCTTCCTTGTCATAGGCAACTGGCTGTTCTTCTACTATTCCAATGACATCATCAAAACTTTCAACAAGTCCTTCTGCCATATCATCTTCAAACTTCTTGATCAATGCACTTCTGCTTATTAAATCACTCATTCTCGTCATCCCCTTTCACTATGTTGATTGCATTGCTCATTGCCACAATATAACCTTCTGTTCGGTCATAATAAGGTAAAGCCTTAAATGTACACTCTTCTTTTTGTTTCTCTGCTAATTCCAATTCATTTTCCAACTGCTCAACAATCCTATCAATAGGCTTGCGTGTGTTCCATTCTTCAATTGGTTTTTTATAATTATTGCTTAAAGAAGTTTTGCAACTGCATTTTGTACATTTAACCCAATATTCTTTGCCAATCCAATCTCCTTTGCAATATTCTGCTTCTCCCCCACAAAACGGACAAGGCTTTAATTTATAATCCATTCTTAACACCTGCCTTTGCCATTGAATATAAATTGTTTAATTCTTCTGCTCGCTTTTCGCTACTAAACACATCACATATTCTTTCAAACGCAAATCTAAAGGCTTCTGCTTGTCCTCTGTCATATCCACTCTGAAATGCTGTGTCTAACTCTAATTGCATTGTATTATCACTCATTACAAACACCTACTTTCCAAAAATCTCTTTGCATTTGTTGTTAATCCAACTAATATCTTCTGCTGATAAACAAATGATAGTTTCACTTTGCCAATGTCCGTAGTGGCAAGAATGTTTTAGCCACTCGTCTTTTTCTTCTCTCCATTGTGGTTCAAGCATTGGTTCTTTGAATACAAAATGGCAATAGTGGATATCTACACACTTCATCTCTTTGTCAAAACTTACCGATAAGTTTTCATAATCTGTCTTGTATGCATATGTTACATTTCTATCAGATTCACTTATTAATTTGAATTTACTCATTCTTCTTCACTCTCTTTCTGCCATAATATGTAATGTGTACAGATACATCAAAATACTCATTACATATTTTGCATTTAACTTTTGCTACTTTATTCCAACCCTTTATTGCTAATTCTGAAAGATTGTGTTCATAGTGACCATCTTTGTATTCTGCTTTACAGTAAGGGCATTTTGGATATGTAAATTTGCTTTTACTCATTCTGCACCTTCTTTCAGCAGTTCAGGATTGCCAAAGATGTTACCGATAACTTTAATTTCTCTTTCTTCTGCCCAAAAGAATAAATCCATTCTTAAAGCCCTATCAGCTTTCCATGTAATTCTAAATTCTGCTTTATCCCATATAACAGTTCCAATTGGTTCAGTATTCTCATTAGTGATATACTTGATAATATCATTTTCCCAAATCTTATTTCCGTTCTTGTCGGTAAGTCCTGTGTATTGACAGATGGTGTCTGGTCTTACTTCGAAAGCAAAAGGCTGTCCTGCTTTATTAGATATGTACCACTTGTTATCCTTATGTGCTAATAAACCTTGTACCCATTCTCCATTACAAGTTTTCGCTTTGAATAATATTTCACGCATCTTATCGCTCCTTCCCAACTCCGTTTAAATGTTCACAGTAAATGCAAGTAAAAACTTTCTTCTTGCTGAACACCTCATTACCACAACATTCGCATATGCGATTAAATAAGTCTTTTTTAAATTTCTTTTTCTTTTTCTTCATGCTGCTTACTCCTTTTAATGCGTTGGTATCGTAAAAAGCAATACCATAGTTATTATCAATGCCACTATCATTAAAATTACATCTTGTTTTTTAATATCTTTCATAAGTCACCTCTACTCCTGAAGTTTTTTCTTTAAATCATCAATTCTCTTTTTTAGATCAGGGTTATCATCAACTGACTTCTTGTTTTTGTTTAATAAATCTTTTTCAAGTTTGTCCATATCGTATTCCCTTTGTGGGTAGTTATTGAAGTTGTTCTTTTTCTGTTTATTCATCCAATCAGGAACAACTTCCTTTCTGCCACTACCCTTTTTCTGATTATTCTGATTTTTCAAAGGGAAGATACCTTGCCAGCCATTTATAATGGATTGATTAAGAATCTCTATCTGAACATTTACATCAGGTGAAAGTTTATTTAAGTTAGTAATCATTAACTTAATGGCTCTATCTGTCATTGGCTTTTTCATAGACTTTCTATGTTCCACAAAAGCAATAATGGTTTCATTAAGTGCCGGATTGTCAGCATATAATATATTATTTTTATTATTATCATTATTTACATTATTGTTTGTGTTTTTTTGTGGTTTTTTTGTGGTTTTTTTGTGGTCTTTTTGTGGTTTTTTTTCAGTTTCTAAAACCTGAAAATCGTTGTAATTTTCAATGGTTATCGTGGTTTTTTTTCGGTCTTTTTTTTGAACAATCATTTTATCATTTTCTAAAAGTGCCATAAAACTGCGCACTTTCGTCTTCGACCATCCCCATTTGTCAGCTAATTTCAGTTCTGACGTAATGAAACTTCCAGCCTTAACCTCGACCAACTCATTACCCAACAGGATTTTTTTATCTGTATGATTTGCCATCATCAGTAGATCAACCCAAGCCTGTCCTCTTGAAAAAGGCTTATCTTCCCACACCCAATGACTTTGTATTTGTCTATGAATTGATATCCAGCCAAAACTCATCTGTATCACCTGCCCTTGTTTCTCTGTTCCTTTTCTTTGGCTTTTTCCTTTAAACTGTCCATATTGTTCTTACATCCAAGGCAAGGCTGAAAACTTGATGGAACTTGCCTGTACATACAATATTCACATGCTTTGTCATTTTTCATTTTTCTCACTCCGTTCTATTACTTTGCTATTGATTTTTGCTACATTTATTGCACTGGCAGTTAATTCAGCATTTTTAAATCTCAACTTGTTATTGTTTAAAAATAAATTTTCTGCTCTTGTTATGCATTTGAGATTGTCTATGTTAAAATTGCGATTGTCACCATCTAAAAATATAACAACGGAATTTTCAGGCTTTTTACCATTTACAGATTCCCATATATGGATATGCTTTAATTCCCACTTATCCGGCTCTGCAATTTTTACTTCAATGTAGCCATCTTTAGTTATTCGCTCGCTACCTATTATTCTGTGGTTAGTAGGCAGCTGCCCTTTTTTAAACATTGTTTTTTGAACTTTAACATAAACTTCTTGTGGCATCTTCTTGCCTTTGTTGTGTGGGATATTTCCTTTTTGGAAACAACCACTTAAACCTGTTTTCAGGTTATTCCTTTTTAGGAAGTTCGATATTTGAAGAATAGTTAAATCAGTATCAAAAACCTCATTGAACTTATCTGTAATATCTTTTCTAGTTCTACCAACGCAATATTCTTTTATAAATTCTTTTTCCTGATCTGAAAATCTGTGCATAACTAACCCTCTAAAAACATTGGTACTTTTGCGCCTTTAGCTGATATTACTTCAGCCTTAAACTCTTCAGCTTTTAGTGCCAATGCACCATTTTGTATTATTTGTGCCGACACAGAAGTAATGGCCTTTGCCCTATTGATTTCCGTTTCAAGTTCTTCTCCTGTAAGTTCTTCATCACTTAATCTTTCTAATTCAGCAAATAAGTGGTTGTTTAAGTCACTTAATTTATTATTCATTTGTATCACTCTCCTTTACACTACATATTTCTTATGCGCCTGTTTTAAGTCATCCTCTGATAAATCAAGGTATATCTGTGTTGTACCTATTTGCTCATGCCCTAACATTTTTGAAACCTGTTCAATCGGCATACCTCTTCTTAAGGCGAAAGTAGCACAAGTTCTTCTAAATCTATGTGGATGGGTATTTTCAATACCTGCTTTTTTACCTAACTTTCTAACTTTGCTCTGTATTGTTCCGATATCTGTATGTCTTTCAGGGTCAACCCTGTCAGAGTATTTGTACCACTCTTTACAATCCTTTTTCGGAGTACCAAAGAAGCCACCAGCGAACAAATAAGGGTTGCTATCTTTTCTATCGTTTAAATAATTGGTAATTGCCATTATTGCCTTTGCGTTCAGATATACAATCCTGTCTTTATTTCCCTTGCCATGAACAACCAAAGAATCTTCTTTTAAATCAGTTTTTTTAATATTTACTAATTCAGTTACTCGGCAACCTGTAGATAAAAGTACCTCAACCACAGCTATATCCAAAGTGTTTTCACAAGCATTACGAATTTTTTCCACTTCTAATTCTGTAAATGCTTTTTTCTGAACTTTATCACTTTTTATACTGTCTAGTTTGGCAACCGGATTTCTAACAATCAGTTCTTCATTTTGTAAATATCCAAAAAATGACCTTAAGTATCTTAATTCGTTATTGGCAGTAGTTTTTGTTATTCCATCTCGTTTTTGTCTTAATGCAAGATATAACCTGATATCATCACTTTCAATTTCATCAACAGGCTTACCGATTGCCATTAGTATTTTCCATATTTCCTTTTTATAAAGGTCTAATGTTCTATCGGTACAACCTTTAACTGTTTTGGCAATAAGGAATTTTTGAAAGTAATATGCATTTCTATCTTCATTCCTTACAGTTATTGCAGTTTCTCTAGTTGTAATGTCATAGTCATTCATAATAATAAATAATTCATCTGCAATATTGGAATCTGTAATGCCTTTACTGTCCAAACACATCATTATTCTATCTGTTAGTTCTTTTCTCAAATCAACACCCCCATTCTTGCCGGAGTCCTGAATATTCTTTCTTCAGGATAGTTATTCGGAATGTATGGATCACAAAGAGTATCGCCCTGTACTACTGTTGCATTTATCCCTAGCATACTGAACTGAACATAGGACATATACACACCCTTCCAATCCAAATCCTGTGCAGTAACTCTCATGCACTTCTGATAATTGATACCTTTTTCTTTAAGTTCTAAAGCAGTTGCAATTATCATCCCACCACCGCCAACACTTGGTTCATTGATTGTTAATATTTCATCATCATTAACATTGGCTATATTCAGCTTTGCAGTTAATCTTGACAAATGAAAAGGTGTAAAAAACTGCCCTGTGTTCTTATTTCCACAGCCGGACTTCATATATATGTCACCCAGCACATCTTCCATATCCTCTTCTAATGCCTGACAAAGCAAACCAAACATTTTTACAAAGGTGTCTTTTTCCTTGTCTTTGTAATTATTTATAATATTCTTGTATCGCTCTTCTCTGCTCTCCCAAACTTTGTTATGAAGCAAAAAGCAAGAATTATAGATACTAATTGCCATCAGTTCTACCCAATCGCAAAAAATGTTATAAGGTGAATATCTGCCACTCATTTCATTTATGTTCTTTATAATTTCATCTTTCGCTTTCATTTATCTACCTTTCTTCATATTCCTCGCACCAATGCTCATATTCAACAAAATCTGCTATATAATCACTTTCACCATTTGTACACACATAGCCATTAACCTTGTCATAAAGAGCAGATTCACAAGTACCGCAACATTCTGCATTAGCCATTTTCAACACCTGCCTTCTGTAATTCTGCCATTCCGTTATCGTATGAAAGTTTGATTTTTTCAAAGTCGCACATTTCAATAAGTTCATCTACTGTTTGTACTGACATTGCGTTTATTTCAGCCATACTCTTTCCTATTTCCATTCCTACAGGCAGTACTTTTAAATTCCTAACTACTGAAAATAAGGCAAGTTTATATTTTTCTTCATTACTCATCATAGCTATCACACTCCTTTTCTAACAATAATACTGTTGTTACTAAAGTTCCTAACAATGCTCCTACTAATAAGCCTATAAAAAATGTAAGCATCAGCAGTACCCCCTTGCATATTTTCTAAAATCCTCTTCATTCAACATCTTCTGCGCTCCTACATTGCTATCAGATGCCAATTCAGGATATGCTGCCTGAAGTTTCTGTCTTGCCCTTCTGCAAGTTTCAAATTGTGGCATGTGGAAAGTTTTTAGATTCAACAGGAAGTAAGGCATTGACATTTTATTTATATCTACTCCGTTATTTCTGCCAATCTCTTCACACACCTTGACATATAAAACATTGTCACTATTTCTTGCTTCAGGACACCTTTGTAAGATGCCCTTAACAAGTTCTGTAGTTGTATTTAATTCTTTTGATTTACTCATTAAAATCACTCCATTTCTTGTATTTCTACTTCTATTCTTGGATTCTTATTATCTACAAAAAATTCATCAGAAAAGCCTACAATGAAATACCAATTATCATTCATAATAATCCGACAGTTCACAAGCGCATCTTGAAAAACCTTGTGGAAATAGCCTGATATATTATCTAAATCCCTTTTTTTATTAGGTTCATAGAATTTGTATTTGATATATACAGGCTTGTCTATTTTTACTCTTCTTAACTGATCTAAAATGTAATATGATATGGTGTCCTGTGACTTCTGTTTCATTTGATTCCCTTTCTGCTTGTGAATTCTGTTTGCGTTTATAAATTCATTCATAGAAGGGAATCTACCAAGCACAGTAACCTTATATGTAGCCATTAGTTCTCTTTCCTTTCTTCATAAAGCCATTTTTCTATGTGCTTTTTGCAATCTGTACTATTACACCCCTCTACAGGGCAGTTGCCGCCCTCTGATTTACAGGTGAAATGTTCGTACAGAAAATCAACCAAGGCTTCTTCCGGCATACTTCTTATATGCGCTATATTTGACCATCCCATAAGCGCACCCCCTAAATATCAAAAGGCAATTCGCCTTCATCCACATCTACATACTGTGGCTCATTACTTGGTTCAGTTCTGCCAGCCTGTTCCTGATTAGACTTACTCTCTGCAAACTCCAAATTTTCCACATAGCAATCGTTTGTGTATACCTTGACATTATCTTTGTTGGTATAGCTGCCTGTCTGCCATCTGCCCTCTACTACAATTTTTCTGCCCTGTGCAAGGTACTTTTCAACAACCTCGGCAGTTTTACCAAAGGCAACGCATGAAATGAAGTCTGCTGATTGTTCCTCGCCCTCTCGCTTAAATCTTCTATCTACTGCAAGGGTAAATCTTGCGATTGCAGTTGTGTTTTCTCCCTGTGAATATCTAATGTCAGGGTCACGAACCAATCTACCCATTAAGATTACTTTGTTCATTCTGCACTCTCTCCTTTTCAATTCTCTCTATCTGTCTGATAATCTTTAATTCTTTGACCTTTTCAATGCTATCTTCACATCTCATAAGGTACTTCATCTGTTCCAACATAATTTCTACATCTGCGATTTCTTCTACTATCCTATCTTCTAAATGCTCTAACTGAAGACAATCAGCAACTGTCATATTTTCTTTTCTTAATGCTCGCCAATGCTTATTGATTGCAACTGTAAGTTCTGCCATTTCTTCAATAAGTTGTCTGCTCTGTGGTTCAAGGTCATAATGGTCTGCTATTGCTTTTAATCTACTATCCATTTTCACTCCTATTCTCCCCCTGTAGCAAATACCACAGGGGGTATAATTTTATTACTATGAAACAACTGTGAACTGTGGCATATCTGCAAGTTCAAACTGTAAATAATCCTTGATATTCTTCATAGCTGCGTTTTTCCAAGCGCCACCATCTGCTTCAAAGATTGCACACTCTATGCCATCATATCTGCCATCCTTTAATCTAAAGATAAATTCTGATACAGGCTGTGCAACTTCTGTAAATGTTCTGTAAGGTCTTAACTTCACAGGATTTGGAACAACTGCATCTGATTTTGATGCTATGCCTGTTTTAACAGTTGCCTTTTGTGTAACTCCGTCATCACCATATTCAGCAATCGTTTTGTTTTCTACAGTACCAGCGAACTTCAAAACAAGTGCCTTGTCTGTTTCAGGGTCATCTAAAAACTTTGCCTGTAAGCCGATAACAAACTTTTCTTTTTCAATGAATGTATCAAAATCGAATGAAGGAATCATTGCGTTTACTTCAACTAAATATTCCCTTTCTCTTTCCTGATCTAATGCTGAAAATAATTTTACCTTTGTTGGACTTACTACTTGAATAATCATATCTCCGGCCATAAAATCTATATGAGATTTAATGTAATCTACCAAGCCTGTAAGTGTATTCATTGTTATGGCTGATGCTCTTGGTATGTAATCAGCTATTCTGTAAAGTTGCTTATCTGAATATGTTTCTGCTTTAATTTCCTTGATTACAGGTTCTTTCAAACCCACAATGTACTGCAATGCTTCTTTAATCATAAATTCCACCTGATTTAACCTTTCTTACTGTCCTTGCGCTTTTCTAAAATCCACTACTGAATCATCTGTTGAACCAATAACCTCACCTGTATCAGTATCAACAACCTTGCCATCAATAACCTGTTCTGTGCCAAAATCATTAATTGACATTTGCCCTCTAATCTGCTTGCCATATTCTTCAGCAAACATTTCACCTGTCTTTAAGTTCTTACCAATAGCAAATGATGTTGTCATAGGTGCTTGTGGTGCTAATTTCTCTACAACTGCCAGGCCAACATGCACATCATCCCTTGTTTCATTCTGTGTGAAGTCCATTGTGATTGTTATTCTTCTTTTAACTTTGTAAGATGTGTTTACATCCTGAAGATTTTCAATAACGCTTTCAAAAGCCTTATTAAATTTTTCCTGTAATGCTCCACCCGCTAATTCCTTTAATTCCACTTTGTTCATATGCTTTCGCTCCTTCCTTACTGCTGATTACCAAACAAGGCAGCCGATATATTTGATTGTGTTGGTTCACTTGGTTCTGCCTGTGTTGGTACTGCCTGTACTACATCATCTACAATTTCTGCTTCTATTACTTCAGGTGCTTCTTCTGTATCAACATAAGACTTTGTTCCGTCCTCGTTTATGATTGTCATATCTGCGTCCATAGCTGCTACCATTTCAACAGACATAATGCCCCACTTTGAAATTAACTGACGAAGCATTGTCTTATATGCCATTCCGTCAAAATCCTTGTACCAAAATGATGAATACAACCAAGCATCATCCTGTTTGTAATTACCTGCTTCATAATCAGCGAATGATACCTTTTTAACCTCGCCTTTTCTTGTTTTGATTGTTCCACCATCTTTTGAAAAAGCCTGACTATATTTGTCGGCATGTGCAAGCATCTTACTCTTTGACCAATACATTGCTTTTTTGAAGCCATTTGTATATTCAAACATTGCATAGTAGCCTATTGTGGTTGCCTGTTCTCTCTCTTCTTCATCTTCAATAAGTTTCACTTCAATTTCTTCATTCAATGGATCGAAACGGATAAGTTCGCCTTCCTTAATTGCAAGGACATTAAGTTTCTTATACTGTCCTGAACGGATAGCAAGTTGAATATATCCCTTATAACCCAATTGGAACTGTGCAACCTTGCCCTTTTCCTTATCGTTGAACGGAACCATATAATACTGTCCTAACTGTGGAGAAGGGGAAAGTTTTAAGGACTCTCCCAGCAAAGCAGCTGATAATATACTCTGATGTGTACATTCTGATAATGTCTGATTGTTGCTTACTGCTGATACAATGGCTGAAATGAACCTCTGTCCGTCCTTGCCACCTACAATGTTATTAATCTTTGTTTTAATTGCGTCATTTGTGAGATATGCCGAAAAGGTCAATCTCTGTTCCTGTTTCTTTGCTAAACTGTTCTGTACTGCCATATTATTCACCTAATCCTTCCTTAATCATTTCTTGAATTTTTACTAAAAGTTCCTGTGCCTTAATTCCCTCTTCAATCATTTCACTCGCAAGGTCTATTTCTTCATCTGTCATTTTTGACATTTTCACAGCTTCATTTATTATTCGTTCTGCAATCTTTTCATCATACTCTTTGGTCATAATTTTTCTAACAGCGTCAATAATACCTGTTAATTCTGTGCAAATTTCTTCAGGATTACTTTGTATCTGCACTGTTTCTTTATTTGCAATAATCATCTTCTACACCTGTTCCTTTCTAAACTGCTACTTTAAAATCTATGTTTCTACTATTGAAGAACTCCTTTAATGCAAGGGCATCTTCTTCTGATAACAATGCCTGAAACTTTATCCACTGCTTAACTGTTTCAGCCTGTCTTTCAACTGATTCAATAACCTGTGCAACCGGATTTGTTGGTTGTGTCATTGCTTCAGCTTTCAATCTCGCCTGTTCCTCTTCCTGTGCCTTAATTCTTGCTTCGTGTTCGGCTCTTGCTTTTGCTATCTCTGACATTCTCTTGGCTTCATTTATAGCCTTATTCATATCAAGAGTAGTTTTATATACTTCTGTTGCTTCAAAGCCAAATTCAGGCAAGTTTGAAAGTGTTTCAATGTCATTTCTAATCTGTTCCGCTTTTTCGTTAATAGTTTCTTGAACTGATTTCATAGATACCGAAGCATTAAGCCACTTTGGATCTATAGGAATATGAATTTCATCAGGAAGATTTTCTTCAACCTGTTTCATATATTCATTAATCTTTTCAAGTTTCTCCTGTTTCTGCTTATCCTCGTATGCCTTTACCTGTGAATCAATCAAGTTGATAGGTTCTTGGACAATAGCAACAATCTCTTTCATCTTCTTTTCAAACTCTTCATAAGGTACAAGGCATTGCTTCTTGATTTCTTTGCGCTTGTCTTCCAATGCAGTTACAAACTTATTCAAAGTTGCTCTGTCTGTTTTGGCATCCTTAATCTGTTCATCTGTATAGACAAGGTTTTTATAATATTCAACCTTTGCCGATACTTCCTGTTTGATTTCTTCGTGATTCCATTCGATAGCTTTTACAAAGCCATCTTCTGTTGGGTTATAAATCTTTAACTCCATTTCTCTGTTCTCCTTTTTTACTCCTAATGCACCACATTCGATAAGTGCCTTAATAATTACTTCAGGTACTGCAACAACAATACTGTTGCCAGCCTGTTTGTATAACTGCGTGTTACTGTTTACTGCTTCAGCCTTTATAAAGTCTTCATCATCAAAGTCCATAAGCCTAAAGCACTCTTTTGGTGTAAGCTTTCTGATGCGTAAATCCTTTGTGCAATTATGCATTGGAACATAGCCACCACCTGTTCCCATAGCACTTGTTAAGGTTGTACAAACTCCGTCAGTTTTTACTGCCTGATTCTTTTGCATGCCACCAATTATTGTGTAATCTTCAGCAATTTTAGGACTATCACTTCTGTTCAAAAGTGTTGGTGATGCGCCATCAACTGAATAAACTCTTCTTTGCCTTTCATTGTCATTTAATACTTCCTTTGGAATATCAAATAACTTTTGTACACCCACCATTGAATCCTTTTGAGCAGGCTCAACCAATACCTTTGTTTCTCTGCCACCACCTGTTTTTGTCAGAATGGTTGGTGATAATCCGTCAGGCGAATAAACTCTGTTCATTTGGTCATTTTGGTAATGGTTCAGACTTCCAGCTTCAATGCAGTTTGTAATAACAAAGTTGTCACCTGCCCTTGTCGGCAAGGCGGCTAACAATGTATTTGCCACCACATTGCCATCTGTAGGATTCCAACCAAAGCCATTCCCTTTTGCCTGATTTCTCGCCTTATGCTTGTTAAATCCGGCTATTGCAGTATCAGATAAGTAGTATTTTTCATCTACTTCATCATCAAGCAAGTCTTTCAACCTTAATTCAAGTGGAAATCCTTCAGGAAATGTGAATGTTCCGTTGTCAAGGTCTTTTCTTATACTGACAATGAACACTCTTTCTCGGTTCTGTGGAACTCCATAATCTTTAGCATTCAGAACTTGCCAATAGTTGTTATATCCAGCCGCTTCAAGTGAAGATAAAACAACCTGAAATTGTGCATTAAACTTTTTGCCTACAAGGTTTTTTACATTTTCAGCAATAGCAACCCTTGGTTTTGTTTCTTCGATTATCCTTAATGCATCAAAGAATAATCCTGATCTAGTCTGTGAACCATCCTCATTGAATAAGCCTTTCTGATTACCTGCAATGCTTATATCTTGACAAGGAAAGCCATATGTAATAAGGTCTATATCTTTAGGCAAAGCCTTTTCATCTATCTTGGTTATGTCACCAAGGTTCTTTGTTTCATCTACCCCATGAATTGCACAGTATGATTTAACTGCGTATTTATCAATTTCACTAAATCCGACTAATTCATAAGGTATCTCTAATCGGTCCAGTGCTTTTTCAAACGCACCTATTCCTGAAAAGAGTGATAGTAGTTTCATTTCATTCACCGAAAGGGAACTATAGTTTTATGTGCGCACAACCTCATTTCCTTTCGCTTATTTTCTTAAATTGCAACAATCAGCCTTGTTATGGTTTACTGCTTCTTTCCAATACTCATAATGTTCTGATACATCTTCACAAACTGACACTTCATCAAAGCCTGTGACTTTTGACAGATACTCTATTTTCTTTTCAAGTGGTAGGTGTTCATAACCTGATTGCTTTACTGTGTATTCAGAATAATCAAGTGGCAACCACTTCTTAATCCAATGATTAACCCTTAAAAATTCCACTATTATCTTGTTGCATTTGATACTGTTCAGCCTGTCCAAATCCACAAACTGTGGAATATATGGGGATAACCTCACAGCTACATCAAAGCCTTCTGCATATAGCATTTCAATAGCCTTGATTCTTCTTTCTGTACTTACTGCCTTTTCGCAAGGAATCCAAGTTGTGCTTACCTGTATATGCGCCTTTGTCTTGTCAAGTATGTGTATGTATTCACATATCAGGTCAGATTTCGTTACTATCAGGTAATTAATTCCGTACTTATTCAGCAGTTCAATAGTTGCCTTTGTGACTTGCATTTTTTCTTCCAATGGCTGAAAGCAATCTGTCATACCGCCTAACCTTACTATTGAACCTGTAGGAAGTTTTGAAATCTTCCTTTCAATCTTCTTAATATCAGCAACTGATGGTTCTTTTTCGTTCCATAAGTTCCTGAATGCTAGTAGGCTCTTTGCATAACAATAACTGCAATCGTGGGAACATCCACAACCATATGTATCAAGTCTTGTGTTATAGTGGCACTTGCCACCTTCGTTTCCGGTTACTTCTTTGTAAAAACTTTTAAATTCTTTCATAGATACCTTTCTAATAGTTCAATGTCGGTATCTTTAGTTTTTTAGATGTTTGGAAGTATAAGGCCTGGCTTTTTCTTTTCCTGAACCTGTTTCCAAAACCTTTTTTCTGAATTTTCCAAATATTTTATATCCTCTTCTACTTCACTTCGTTCAATTTTGTAGTGTTTGGTTTGTAAGTAGATTTCGCCATTAAATTCATACTTTAACTGCGCTTTTAATACTGCAAAATCAAATTCTGTTACCATAAGGTAATGCAGAAGCTGAATATAATAATTGTCAGGTACTCTGTTGTTCCATTTTTCCTTTTGCATTGATTGAAGAATTTCAGTAGTTTTAATTTCTAAAATGCCACTTCTTTTATCCTGATCTAAAAGCCATCCGTCAAGGCTGGCATGTGCATATGGGTACTTGTCATTAGTCCACATATTGTTTTCAGCATAGAAAACCTTATATTCAGGAAAATCCAATTTAAACAATGCCCTTAAATGTTCTTCAGCCTGTATGCCATACTGAACATAAGGCTTATCTGAAATATCTTCTTGCTCTAACTGTCCTGTTTTAATCTGCCACAGTTCAATATTGTTTCTGTAAGGGTTCATACCAACGATTGAAGAAGCATCTGAACCACCTATAAAACTTTGTCTTGCCTGAAGCCAATCTTCTTTTGAATCATATACTTTAAAATCAACAGACAAGATGTTCCACCTTCTTTCTGTGATAATGTTCAAGGTACTCTTCACATATAGGCTCATCATTTATTACATAGCAATAATCATCTTCTATAGGTTTTCTGCAATACTCACACTTCGGCAAACTTTCTATATATGCTCTGTGTTCTGCTTCTTGCTCGTCACAATGCCTTGAAAAATCTGCTATAGGGTCATCAGTATAAAACATTGGTAATCACTCCATCTTCAATAACAAATTCAAAGCCTTTCTTATCGTGAAGTTCCACTAAATCTTCAAGTGTTGCTTCGTTTCCGTAAATTAAATTAAGTTCCATCCTCTTCATCTCCTTTCTTAACAATCTGATACTTAACTTTTACATTATGTTGGTCTGCAAGCAGTTCAACCAATAATGAAAGTATTTTTTCAGCTGTTGGTACATTGTTTGTTGCCCTATCCATTTATACCCCTTCCGTTAAGATTTCTTAACTTTTTTCATAAAAAAATAAGTCGCATTTTCTTCAAGCGGAATACCTAATAATTCACATGCAAATGGAATTTCAGATGTTGTCCAATCTAATTCACCATTTAAACGCTTGCTTAAAGAAACTGTGCTTATATCCATTGCTTCAGCAAAAGCCTTCTGCGTACCAAATACTTCTTTAATTTTTCCTCTTAACTTTGCGTAACTCATTTTCCCTCTTGACTTTTTATAACGCATTTTTCCACTTCCTTTCTATATACTCACTCTGCATTCATAGTGGCTTGTGACACTCTTCACATAGAAGGCTGCATTAAGTACCCCCGATAAGCCGATAGGACAGCTATTGAAACATTAGTTTCATTGCGCTTTTCTTATTCTGTCATACTTATTTATCCTTTCTCTCATGCAATCCGTTTTCGTCATAATAATATTCTTTATCTGTGAACATTTCCAACACTTCAATCATTCCGTCAATCTTTGCCATTCTGCAAGAATGTGATTCATTCCAACCTGTAATCTTAAAATTATCTTGTGCTATTTCAAGTTGTAATTTAATTTTATCTTTTACCATTGCTTCAATTATTCTTAATTCATTGTCATTCATACCTTCCGCCTTGCTTTTCCTGATCTAAAATTCAGCTTTTAAACTGCCTGTATATAATGTTGTATTTTCTTCCGTTGGTTCTCCAAAGTAAAAGCCGATTACTTCTGTGCTTTTTGGTTCGCCATTCACATATATATCTCTCATTATGAATGTCATATCACCATTTTCACTATATACTGTGTATATTTTTCTTTCTGCCATAGTTTTCTCCTTTTTTCGTGTTAAGTTTTCTTAACTCCTGAAGTTATTCTAATACTATTTCAGAATAATGTCAATCACTTTTTTTAAGTTTTCTTAACTTTTGTTATTATTTTCTTTTGTTTTGGTTGTCTTTTCTTAATTTATGTGGTAATATTTACTTACACTTAATTAGGAAGGAGTGAATTATATGAGTAATTCTTATGATAAAGTAGCAACTGCTTCGGAAAGAATTAAGAAAGCTTTAAATTTAAGAGGAATGAAGCAAGTGGAATTATCCGAAAAATCAGGGATAAACAAGCCATCCATAAGTTGTTATGTTTCAGGTAAATACGAACCAAAGCCATCAACATTGTATGAACTTGGCAAGGTTCTTGATGTGTCTGAAATGTGGCTTGCTGGGTATGATGTTCCAATGGAAAGACCACTTGAACAAAAGGAAAATGATGAGTTTGTTGATTTAGTGGATAAGTTGCAAAATGAAAAAAAGTTCAGGCAACTAGTCCTTAAACTAGCCAACCTGAACGAAGAAAAATTAGAAGGACTTATGAAGCTGATGGATATTTCGCTTGATTAGTTTTTTTATCAGAATTCATAAGCATTCCGTATATTAAGTTTGTTTTTTCTTTATCTTTAGTGTTTTTAATGGCATCAATAATAACTTGCTTTTGGTATTCGAAATATTGATCCATATGGAAACTCCCCCTTTTCGTGCAGAACGAATGTTCTGAAATTATTATACTATCTGACTTATTTTTTAGATAGTGGAAATTGTTAGTAATACGAACTAGTGAATACAAGTATGATACAACTGTTAATATCAAGTAATGATAAAAATTATGTAATTTTTATGTAAAAAAAGGAGTTAAATTATGTATACGAGTTATAAGCAATTAAATAGATATAAAGCAGAGGGTAGACCTGTTAGGGCTGCCAAATATTCAAGGTGTTCTTCTGATGAACAGAAAAAGAATGGTTACACCATTAATGACCAATTAGACTTATTAGAAGAGTTTTGTACTGAATATGAACTTGTTGGCGCTGGGGAATATATTGACGAGGGTATATCTGCCACTTTAGAGATAAGCAAGAGAAAAGCACTTGCTAAACTTATTAAGGATGCAAAGGCTGGCAAGTTTGATATAGTTATATTCAAATGTATTGATAGATTCTTCCGTAATGTTGGGGAATATTATGAATGTCAGAAACAGTTGCGTAAAGCCGGAGTTACTTGGATTTCTATTGAAGAAGCCGACCTTGACCCTGAAGATGATGATGCAGCTTTTAAAATCAATATCTATCTTACAATGGCAGAATATGAAGCAAAAAAGACTAGCAAGCGTATTAAATTCAATAACAAAATGCGTATTAAAAACAAACAAGTTGTAACAGGTACAAGGAACTTTCATTTTCCTTGGGAAGTTGTTGGTGAAAAGCGCAATCGCCGCCTTGCAAAAAACATTGAAAAAGAACATATTTTAGTGGATTTACTTAAACATTTTGAAACCCACCAATCCAAAAGAGCAACTACAGTATATATTAACATGAAATATGCTATGAACCTTTCAATCGCAACTGTACACAATTTGCTTACTGATACACTATTATATGGCGAATATAAGGGTGTTCCTGACTATGTTGAACCTTATATTACTAAAGAGCATTTTGATAAAATACAGGATATTTTGAAACGCAATGCAAGATATAGCGAAGGTAATCCTAAAGTATTTCTTTTTTCAGGTATAATTATATGTCCTGAATGTGGCAGAAAACTAGCTGGTAATTTTAAAAAGCCAACTACCGAAAGTGGCAATGGAACTTATGCTTATAGGTGTAATAAATATCGTCAGGAAGGTAGTTGTACATTTAGCTACTCTACTTCTGAACGCAAGATTGAAAAACAACTATTAACCAATTTAGAAACATATATTCAGAATGAAATTATCAAGGTTGAAAGCCTTGCTGATGTTGTGCAGCCTAAAACTGATAATACCCTAAAAATTGAAGAATTGAAAAAGGAAATAGACAGACTTAATATGATGTTCAGAAAAGGAAGAATTGAAGAGGATGAATATGATACTGAATATCTTAAGTTGAATAAGGCATTGAAGAAAATTGATGTGGAAGAAAAGCCTGTTGAACGAAATTTAGATATTTTAAAAGGATTGCTTGAAACAGACTATAAAGGGTTATATGAAGAATTAGACAGGGAACATAAGAAAGCATTTTGGCGCAACCTTATCAGAGAATTTAAGGTTGATGCTAATAAGAAGATCGTGCCAGAAAGTATTATATTTTTTTGATTAAAAGTTCGTACTTTTTGGTGCGCTCCGTTCGGAGCATATATAAAAGTACACCTTTTTAAAAAGACTACAAACCCTTATATATCAATGATTTAAGGACAGGTTCAATACCTGTCCTTTTAATATACCATTTACTTATTTAGTTTTTCATCTTTTTCAAAAATATGGTCTGATATAAAATTTAAGTCATCTGCAAATTGCATAACATCAATCATATCATCATCAAAATCTTCTGCTCGTTGGTATTTGATATAAGCATTGATGAAAGACTCTGCTTTTTTCATAACCTTAACCATTTCGCCATAAACATCATATGTAACATCTTCTTGCAAATTATAATATTCAATGGTAGTTCTTGCCACATCCAACTTTCTATAACATTCCTTAAGGATATATACATTTTCATCAACAACATCTTCAAAATCATCTGAATCGCAATCATCAAGTTTACTGTATTTTTTCATCAAGTCTTTGTATTCCTTGTAAATATCAGCGCACATGCCTTTTAGCCTGTTTAGTTCTTCTTCAGGTAGGTTTTCTCTTCGTTCCTTGCGTTCTGCTTCTTCAAATTCTCTCGCTCTTCGTTGCTCTTCCCTTTTTAGTTCTCTTTCAATTTGTTCATTCTGCTTTTTTAATAGTTTTTCAGTTTCTTCCTGAAGCCTTTTTGCTCTGATTTGTTCGGCTTTTAATTGCTGATCTAAAACTTCTTTTTTTCTCTTATTCACCTGTGTAGCCATCATTATAAAAAATAAGCCTAAAAAAAATAATGGGAATAAAAATAAGCCTACAACCATAAAAAATATTGCGAAACCGAAAAACATATTGTGGTATGTTTCCAATTTCTTTAAGTCCGTTTCGGCTGCAATACTGCCTTTCTGTGGTGTCCTTTTCTTTGCCATATTTAATTCACTCCTTCACTGCCAAATATTTACATTATAATACTATAATTTTTGAATTTTGGCAACAAAAAAAAGGGAAGGCACAAAGCCTTCCCTTTTACATTATACCTTTTTCAACTTGCCTGATTTAGCCAAAGATTTCAACTTACTATTCTGTGTTATTGTGCCTGTGTAGTTAGTAATTCCGTTTGCTTCTGCAAGTGGAATCCTAGCCTTATAATTGCCAATGTACTGTGTCGGAACACCTATACTTTTTAAGATCGTGTTCAGGCTGATTGATTTACCTGTATATTTTGGATAGTATGTAGTAGTTGGCTCTTTAACTGTTGTGTTAATACTAACTTTTTTTAGTTTTCCATTTCTAGCAAGTGCCTTTAATGTACTGTTTTCAGTTGATAACCCTGTATAGTTCGGAATACCATTTGCTACTGCTAATGGCTTGCGTCTTGTCCAATGCCCTCTGTAAACTGCCGATACACCAATGGCTTCAAGAATTGTATCAAGGCTTGGTGAATTACCTGTGTACTTTGGATAATATTCTGAATTTGAAGTAGAAACTATTGTTGATGGCTTTGCTTCAACAGTTGCTTCAGCTTCATATTTTGGCATACCATAACCACGAATTTTTGTAGCATTGACTTCAAGTGTTCTTCTTGCCACTTTTCTATTATAGTTTCCCTCAATAATAGTAATCTTGCCATTTGATACACTTTCAACAATGCCTACATGGTCTGCCCAGCCTGTGTTATTTCCCTTTCCGTTATCTTGCCAATCATAGAAGATGATATAGCCAACCTTTGGTGTAATGCTCTCGTCTTCTTGCCAACATCCTATGCCTTTATATTTTTCAATCATCTTCTGACAACCACATTCTGTAGGCATAATGTCTGTACAACCTAACTTAATTGCTAATGCGCTGATAGTAGCTGCACACCATTCATTGGCATAATTCAAGCGCACCCCTCTCGGAAGTGTCTTTTGTGAGTTGTAAATGTCAATAATCTCTTTAAAACTTCCATCAGATTCATTTTTACCAATCCAAGATTGCGCTAATTTAATAACTTCGCTTGCCTTTACCATAACTATTCATCCTCACTTTCTGTTTTCTTTGTCTTCACTGTCTGTGTTCCGAAATAGAATGAAATCACAACAGTAAAAATCGTTAAAAACTCTTGACCTGTTATTGTTCCTTTAATAGACAAAAAAGAAAAAACACCTACTAAAATAAGTGTCACAAGGCTTTTTACATCTATTAACTTTGCAATTCTCTCTTTCACTTTTCTCACCTCTTTCTTTAATTTATCCTCACTTCTTCAGTGGCAATTCCCTCACCCTTTCCCATATCTCAGTACCTGTGCCATTGCCACCTAAATTGTGGTATGCTTTATAAATACCTTCGATATTATCTAGTGCTGAAACTGTGATTTCGCCCTTTTCAAGAAAATACATTCCTGATTGAAACAATCTATCGTGCAAGATTGCCACTAGCCCTTCTTTTATTTGTTTCTGCTCTTTTAATCTCTTTCTTAAACTATTGAAACAAAAAGAAAGACCAGTTATTGCTAGTCCAAAAATTGCTTCAAGCCAATATGTGAGTATAAATTCTTTCATTGTTGTTGTTCCTTTCTTTTGCATTTGTATTAAATAAAGCCACCCCCTATTTTAAGGAGTGGCTTTAATGAACTATTAAACACCAATAACATATTTCAATACAAATCTTCCATTGTTAAATGAAATACCACTTGTGCTTGTTCCTGTCAGATTATTATTGGCATGTCCTGTTATTCCATCATCACGAATGTATAAATACTTTGTTGAATAGAATGCCAAATTACTTGTACACATCCTGAAGCAATGCCCTACACCTGAATGTAGGTTTATTACTTTTTTAGGTACAAAGTGGCAACTTAAACTTTGGTTCATAACTGTTCCGTCAACAATCTCTGAAAATACAAGAACAATACCATTTTTCTGCTTGCTTACAGGCTCTGCAAAGTCTATGATGTGTCCGGCTGTCATATAATAGCCGCCTGACCATAACAAAGTACCTGCATAATCAGATACACAAATCCAATCGCCCCAAGTTGATTGATAGTAAATTCTTTCAAAAACCCTTGAATCTGTTTTTCTACAAGAAGCCAGCCTTTGTTTAACCTGTCCGTCTACACCCATTCCCACTACTTCAAGGGTAAATGTACCTGTATCAATCGGACAGTTGCCATAATTATATGTGGTTACATTTGCGCCTACATATGTATTTGGGGTTCGCACATCATTTAGATCAGTTTCAGGTTCAAGTGTTGGGTGCAGTATTCCACCCATAAAGCGTGTTTTAAAACCAATATCAAGCACCCCTGAAAGTTCTGCGATTTTACCAAAAGCCATGCCAAGACCGCTTGCCAACCAATGCATTAAAGCAAATCCTGTTGAAAGTCTTGTAGTCTTAATAGATGAGTCTATATCATCAACTGCTCGAACCCTTATATCATATGATGAACTTGTGTCTAAATCCTCGATATAATGAAGAGCATTTACTAGATTATAATTGCCCCTGTCTTCTTTAAGTTCGATACTCTGATATTCTGTTTCAGATGTTTTCTTGTATTCAAGATAATAGGTTGCTGAATTCAGATTGTTTAATGGCGATATGCTCGCATTAATCGTAACTTCGGCAGTAGTTCCCTGAATATCTTCTTCATTTGTTTCAGCATTAACTCTCTTTACCTTTATTGTTCCAATAGTAGGCTTTTCATAGTCAATAACAGTAAACTTAACATCTTCTGCGAATCCACTTCTACCTCTTGCATCAGTCATTGATGCAGATATAGTCTTGGTTCCTGCTTTTGCAAATGTATGTGTTGTATTATTAACTGAACCTATATAAGAAAACTCTGCGCTCCATATATGGATTGACAATATCGGTGAACCATATGCTAAAGCGTGGCTCATTAATATCTTTACTTTTGATAAGCCTTTTACATAATCGCCATATTTACTCTTGTAATCTGTGGTGTCACTATGCGTAATCTTACAAGTTGGGATTGCATAAAAAGAACAACTAATAGTCTTTGTATTTGAACCTAAACTTGTACTACCATTGTATGTGGTAATTGTAAAGGTAATTGATACCTTACTACTTGTTGTGTTTTGGTATGCTAAATCCATTGGTGGAGTCCAACTTATACTTGTACTACTTGTTTTTGAAACAATAGTTCCTGATACATCACCACATTTATATGTGATAGTGTGAGTAAATGCACTTGAACTTCTATTAATAGTCAAAGTCTGCGCTACACCTAATTCACCATTACTTGCAGTTAATGTGGATTTTCTTGGAATAGTAGTCAATGTTCCTGAACCTGAACCTGTCTTTGTACCAATACTTGAACCACTAAAAGTAATTCCAAATTCTTGACTAAATGAATAATTAAATGTCTTCGTTCCGTCTGAATTATGCGCAATGGTTGTTGTTCCACTTGCTAAAGTTTTTGTTGTGTTATTGCTTATTCCGATTGTATTTGTGCCACTATACTTTGTGCCATTTACAGTAACCGACCAATCTTTACTAGCACTTGAAGAAATCGCTCCTGATGAGCCAGCCACAAGTTGCAGTTTCCAAGATACAACTGAACTATTACCTGTTACCGATTGACTTGATAGTGTCCAAGTAAATTTTAAAGTATCCCAATTCGTTACTTTTACACTTGCATTTCCACTAGTTGCCATTACTATCACCTACTTTCAAAAACATTAATGAGCCATCTGTTCTTGGAATATATGCAAAGTTTCCAAATTGCGCTCGCTCATTAACTCTAATAACGATATTTCCTGTATAAAAATTCTCTCCATCCCAAGAGCCGAACTGAACTCCATTTCTGCTAAACACAATGCCCTCTTCATTATCTAATTGAAGGGTAATAGCATTGTTGCCACTTCCAATTACTATTCCGGCTTCTGACATACTTATATATTTATACAATTCTGTGAATTTACTTTGTAATTCACCATTAACCTCTGTTATCTGTTCTGTAGCAGTTGTAAAATGCGCCAATATTTCACCTGATATTACTTCAAGCTGTGTAGCAACTGTTTCTTTGAATTCGTCATTATCAACCTTATTTACATAGTTTTCTTCAATTCCAAGTAGAATATTGTCCATACTCTGTTGGATAATAGAATAAAGCTGCAAACTCTCATTAGACAGTTTTTCATTGGTCACATAATTACTTTCGATTTTTCCAATGGTAGTTTCAAAAATATTTATCTTTTTGGATTGTTCAGCCTGTATGTCACTTAATGTTTTGAAGTTATCACCGACTTCGATTGATGAAGATACATTGCTATTTGATATATCAATACTTTTCTTGACAATTCTTGCAGTATCATCAATTAAAAGAAGTTTGTTTTTGATAGGGTGGTAATTGTACACATCAAAATCATCAATATCCAGGCCAAGCAAAGACAAATCCAATGCAGTTATCGAATATTTAACTAGTACCTTATTATTTTCTGCAAGGTACTGCTGCCCTTTTGAAAGAAGGTTTGTTGCATCAGTAACATCATCAAAATAAACATATTCTACTTTGATTCCAAACCTTTTAAGTGCGTTTGTATCTTCAATATAATTCAATCCATTATTCACACTTGTAATATCAAGCCTTTCTTCTGTTTCCACAACTTCAGTTGTCACATTTCCATTAATATCTGTGGTTGTGACTTCCTTTGTCAATTTTGCGCCCAAAGGAATAAGCCTTGTGATATATGATGTCGGATCGTTTTCTTGTGAAATAGATTTCATGTTTCTTGATAATGCTATTTCAGTTGCTTTTATTTCGCCTAATTCAGGCACATAATCTAAATAGTTGATACCATCTACAACCCTGAATGTAATTTCGCCGCCAAGCTTATTAATTAATTTTTCCTGAATGGTTTTCCAACTATCTTCTCTCTGAATACCAACAAAAACATTATCATTGGCATCTTCTACAGTTACATTTCCAAGGACAAAATGCTTGTAATCTTCCACCTGTGAATTGTGGATATCAATTATATGTTGCAGTAAGCCTTTAACTGTCCAATTCTGCTCTTCAATGTATTTCTGCTTACTGTCACACAAGAACCCTAAATAACTTTCACAGGTAACTTCTTTTGATATAAGGCCTTTAGAATCCATAGCAGGTCTTGAATATAAAACTCTTCCATAAAACTCATATCTCTTCTTTTTCGTGTTGTATACTGTAACAAGAGTTAGGTAATCATTTATACGATTAAACCCTTCATTAGATGGAAGAATGGTAAAAGAAAAGGAATCAATCGCATTGATTCCTTTAACTACATTACCACTCTTTAATTTTCTCAACTTACTATGTATTTTTGTCGGCACTCCATTATTAGTAATTATTACTTCATACATTAGAATACCTCTTCATAAAATGATATTTTTACATTTCCGGCTACTGCTTCGCTATTCTTTATAACAAGGTTAGTAGTACCAACAGGAAGCATAAGCGCATCATCTGTGGTTTCGCCTGATGGAATAGCATAACTTGTATTATCAATTTCAATTACAATACTTACATCAGAATTAATCGTTGGTATCATTCTATGACTTGAATTATTTAAAACTGTACCTGATACCTCGCCTGAAATTGCAAGTGAGAAATTGTATTCTTTTAACAGGTTTGATATCTTGTAAGGATAAGCCATAAATGTTACTGTTGCAGTTGTTTTTTCTGTATCTTTTTCATCAGAATACTTGATACTGTCAAAAGTACCTACAAAATGATAACCTTGAATGTATGGATCATAAATTTTTGCTTCTTGAACTGACATTACCCAATTTGAGAATACTGTCTTTGCTTCTTCTAGTTCTGCTGGACTTCCCTTAATACATTCAAATATGTATTCCAATTTTCTTTCTTCCCAATAGATTTCCCCATCAATAGCCGAAAAATCATATGTTTTATTTGAAAATGGTACTGTGTCCTTAATCTCCTTTTTTTCAGGCATGCCAATGCTTCTTTCTTTCATTGAAAAATCAAAGTCATCAAGAGAATATTTATTCTCAATAATTAATTGGTCTAGCATATTCCCACCCCCTTGTCAAATAAATAGAAAAAGGACACCTTTTCAGATGTCCTCTCATTCAAATTATTCTGTTTCAGCATCTTCAACAACTTCCCATCCGGCTGGGTATACATCAGGACTATAAGTACAATAATCCATTATACAAATGTATTTCTGTCCGTTGTATGTTACCTTATCGCCTGACATATAAGAATCGTGTGCGCCTGTTGGCTGAACAAATTCAGCATAAACTTCTTCAGGTTCGGTTTCAGTTCCCTCTTCTGTTTCTGTATCAGATTCAGATTCATTTGCTTTCTGCAATTCTCTAACTGCCACCCAAAGTTTTTCAATCTCTAAATTTAAGTCATACTGATTTACCTGTGAACCTCTAGCCATTGCATAAAGTTCATCACGCTCTTCATCAGTAAGTTTGCCCTCTATGTGGTAAGTGTCAATCTTCTTAATCATTTCTGTTAGATCATAACCACCACGCTTGATTACATTTTCAAATATTTCTTTCATAACTTCATCCTTTCCTAGTTATTTAATAAAACTGCTGATAACTCTGCGAACTTGTTATCAATGTATGTTTTTGTGTCTACTGCATATTCTAAATCCATATCTGCTTCATCCGTTGCTATGATATATGCTATAGGATTGAATACACTTAATTGATTGAATTGTGTTTGGTCTTCAAATGGCTCAAATATTTCGGTTGCTAATTCATACTCTACAGTTATAGGATTGTCTGTAAGCCAAGTTTTCAATTCGTCTACTGTAGCAAATTTATCCATTCTAAAGTATGCCCTAACAGAAGTGCCATTGTTAGAAGTATATATTGATATAGTGTTATCGTCTGTGCTTGCAACTAAAACATCTTTACTATATCTCATATGAGTACAATAACCCTCATCAAATGGTGAAACACTTGCATATTTACTAGCCAAAGTTACACTAAATCGGTTATAGCCTTGATATGTACCGAGTGACATAGTTGAATTTTCATCAATAACAACATTTGCTATTCTTCTCAACACACCCCACACACCATCTTGCTTAACAATTTCATCTTTAACCTCGCCCACACTTCTCAAAGGCTCTGTAAGTGGAATGTAGGTTACATTTTCTTTGTATGGCTCGTAAGTATCATCTATAACCTCGGCTCTGCGTATCATAGGTTTAAATACCACATTATCAAGTGATGCGCCTGCATATGCAGACAGGAGTATAGTTAATGTTGTATCTTCTGTAAATTTAATCTCAACACCTTGTCCGTAATCTGTTTTTTGAGTATAAACATTGTTAGGTCTACCATATGCATAAAACAAAAATGTAGAAGTTGAGCCACCTACAGGACTACCATTCATAATGTATTTATGATTAGCCTTAAAAGTAAATTCACCAAGTGTGAAATTAGTTTGATAAGTACAATCACCATTTAATGTGAATGTACCATCTTCGTGTAATGTACCTTCAACACCATTAGCAGTTCTTGAAGTAACAGTATTCTGAAACAAATTCTTTCTACAACTCTTAACTTCAAGAGTTCCACTATCACCTACGCTTATAATCTCTTGTGGATAGTCAGGATTTGGACTTGTAACACCACCTACATATGGCTCGTATGTATCATCTTCAATGTCGGCAAGTCTAATCATTGGATAAATTGTATCGTTATAAGTTGTATTTGTAGTAAGCGTACAATTCACATTAATAGTTGTTTCTTCTGTTATAGTAAATGGTGTTTCTTTAAAACTACTAATTATAGGTGAGCCATTTAAATAAAAATATATATAACCTACGCTTGTTCTATCTGTTATAAAACCATTTAATATATAATTGCCTGCCTTTAATGTTACTGCACCTAAACTAAAAGATACTGCTTGTGTTGTAGTGCCTACAATCTTATATGTTCCGTCATCAACATTTGGTGTTAATGTTATACCATAACTGTTATATGTGGTATTCGAACTCTTTAACAAGTTCTTTCCACTATACTGTTTCTGCTTGCTCTTTCCATAGGCTTTGAAATCAAACACTTTACTACTAGCACTATCCGTCAATAAAATAGGATTTCCTGACGCTTTCTGAACTATCACAGGTGCTTTGATTTGTGATAGTTCAACAGTAGCATTATAAATGTCTGTGTAATCATCAGGAATTGTGGCAAGTGTTTCTTCAGCCTTTGCCTGTATCTTTGCAATCTGCTCTTCTGTTACTTTTTTGAATGCTGATATAACTGTTGTTGATTCTACTGCATTTGAATCAGCATAGTTCTTTTCAACATTCATGATACTTGCAAATGTTGTGATTTCATCTTCACCATTAACAAGAGTAAGTTGGTAGATCACCTTGCCACATTCAACTATTGCCTGATTCTCTAAATCAACTGTGACAATACCACTTGATACTGTGATATTGTCTTCCTGATAAACGATATGTCCTGAAGGTTTCTGAACATATAAAGTTGCAGTTGTTCCTTCAGGCGCAATAAAGTCCATTAATACAAATACAAGTTGAATACCAGTGCTATACTGAACAACATCTATCTGCCTTGTATTTCTCTTTTTGTCTAAATAGACTTCTACTTTCTTTTGTATATTCAATTTTAAACCTTCTTTCTCTATTCAAGGACTAAACCTCTAGCCTTGAATGTTGTTCTTATTCCGTTTACATTATCGCTTGCGCTTGCAGTTGCTAAAGCAACTTGTCTATCACCAATATATAATTCTATTGGTCTGCTTGCTAAATCCTCAATAGAGTTCGCAAGTGCTTCTAAATTCACTACATTCATAGTCTTTTCAACTGCATTTGCAACATAATCTTCTAATCTGTCAATCGGAAGCATTGCTTCAGGGCCTGCTTCTCCACCGACCATTGCATTATTTCCATTCATACCGAAGATTGTCGGTCTTGTGAAAATAGCACCATCCTTATAAAATTCAATACCGAGTTTAGGAATCGAACCCTTAAGTAAATCACCGACTTTCCAGCCTTTTGGACTTACTGTGAAATGTGGCATTTTTATATCAGGAAATTCCAATTTCATTCCACCGAATATACCTTTGATTTTTTCAATCACTTTGGATATACCCTCTTTAGCTGTGTTGAATGGCTTCAGCATAATGTCTTTAACTTTTGAGAATGTGTTTTTCAATTTGGTCACCAAACCACTGAAAAAAGATGTAAAATTATTCCAAATGCCTTTCACAGCTGACCAAGCAGATTGGAAAGTATTGCTGAACCAAGATTTTACAGAACTAAACACATTTTTAATTCCTGACCAAATATTTTTAAAATATGAAGTCCAACCTGATACGATACCTTTGATAGACTCCCATGCGCCCTTGAAATCGCCTGACAATACTGATTTCACAACGGAGAAAATACCCTTAATGGTATTCCAAATATTGCGAAAATACCCTGTCACAACCGACCACACAAGTTTGACACCTTCCCAAGCAGTTTTAAACGCACCTACGAAAAATGTCTTGACAACCGAAAAAATCTGTTTGATGTTGTTCCATACCATTTGAAAATATGAAACTGCAACTGACCATACAAGTTTAATACCTTCCCAGGCCACCAAGAATCCTGAAACTAAATTGTCTTTTAATACAAAGAAACTTTGTTTTATACCTTCCCACAAAATTTCAAAGTAAGGTTGTACCTCGTTCCACACACTTTTGATAGTTTCCCATGCATTTATGAAGAAATTACGGAATCCCTCGCACTCATTCCATAGGGTTGTAAATCCGGCTACCAATAAGGCTATTGCCGCCACAATTCCAACAATAATCCAAGTTGTAGGGTTGGCTAATATAGCCGAGTTCATTGCCCATTGAGCTATTGTATAACCTGTTACAACTGCCGTAAGTGTGGTTAAGGCAACTGCTAGAACCGCCACTGCCGAACCAATAGCTTTCATAGCAGTAGGATGTTCTCTCGCCCATTCAAGCGCACTTACCATAGCACCACTTACCTTTTCAATGGCTGGCGCAAAGTATGTTAATAACTCTGTTTTTAATGTGGTAAATGCAGTTGTTACAGGTTCAATGGCAGTTGCCAAATTAGCTTCTGCAAGAATGTTTTCAGCAGTTGCTTCTTTAGCTTCCATTTGCGCTCCGGCAGTTTCCCTGTAAGTTTCAGCCGCCCCACCATATAAGGTTGTTAAAGTGTCGGTGATTAAAGCCTGTCTTTCCTGTTCCGTTGTACATTCAGACAAAGCAACATTAAAGGCGTCTTCAGCAGTAGTAACATCTTCTGACATATACTTTGCAAACATTGTGGCAGCTTCACTAGACCAATTGAGCGCATCAGCAAGATTACCTGTGACTTTACCTGTTTTTGCAGTTTCATTTGAACTTTCTGCAAGTGCTTCAACAGGTAAACTGTCCTGATAAGTACCAAATACACCTGTAGTAATTGTTACCCATTTATTCAAGTCTTCTTGATTTTTTGCCATTTTAGAAATGTTATTAGCAGTTTCAACTGCCCTGTCATCCTCACCAAATACTGCATATAAATCTTTCCAAGTGTCTGTTGCAGTTTCGGTACTGAACCCCATTTCATCAAATGATGTAGTAAGGGTGGTCATATCCTGTCTTAATTCTCTTGTGGCTTCAGGTAAATCCCCAAGATAACCGATAAACTCGCCTACCTTACCAATAGCATTTTGAATGGCATTGGAAGCTAAGTCGGCAACTATACCTTTTAAAACTGTGAAACCATCCCCTGCGTCTTTCGCCGAATCTTCTACATCATCAAAACCTTTTTTCTGATCACGAAGTTCTTTTTCACAATTACTTATTGCCTGACGAAGATTTTCTTCGGCTGTTTGAGCATTAGAAAGTTGTGTCCTTAACTTGGATGCTTCTGTGGAATTTTCGCCATATATTTCAGCCGCCTTTTTCGCTTTTTGCGACAATGCTTCTGTTTTTCTTTGGGCTGCTTCTAACTGCGCTTCAAGGTTCTTATGTGACGCTTGCAAACCTTCTACTGTTTTTCCTGTTGCTTTCATTTGAGTTTCATTCAACTTTAATTCAGCACGAAGTTCTGTTAATTCCTCGCCTGACTTCTTTATGGCATCATTAAACTCGCCTGTTTCAGCAGTAAATTTAATTTTTGCTTCATCTTTGGCTTTAGCCATCTATCTCACCCCTTTCCTTTATTTTTTTTTCGTTCTTTCTCAATTGCATAATTCAGCCAAGAATCATAAGCAGTTTTATCTTCCACCACTCCAAATAAGAAACTAATATCTGAATACCAAAAGATGCTTTCAGGTATTTCTAAAATAAGGACATAGTAAGTGTAGTAATCTTCTACATCCTCTAATTCAAATTTAGGTGGTCTTATGCTATGCTCTCTTGCCTTTGTTTTACTTATGAAGGCTTCCCTGAAGCCTGCGCTTTTTTTGGTTGTGTCAATGCCTTTGCCGCCCTACCTACTGCACCTCTATCTGAACCACATTTGATAATAAATTCTTCTTCACTCATCAAATTCTGTTCATTCATATTTGCACATACATAAGCTGTGTAAAGAATTGTAATTGAAGATAATTCTTCAGCATTGTTTTTTGAAAGGTTATTCATAGCCAAATTGTATCTGTTGTAAAGAGAAATGTTTTTACTCTTCAACTGATATATTGCGTAAAATGCCAAAGTCATTTTTACTTTAGATCCGTCTTCAAATTCAAATTCATAAAATGTATTTAATTTGTTTTCCATAGTTTTTTTTCTCCTTATAAACAAATTAAGGTCATCACCTATAATGGCAATGACCTTGTTTTATTGTTCTATTTCTTTGTTGATTTCTTTGCTTTTGTACTTTTAACTTCAGGCTCTTCAACCTTTTCAGGTTCAACAGGCTCTCCGTCAGGTTCTTCATCAACCTTTTCTACTTCTTCAGGCTCTTCAACCTTTTCAACTAATGGTCCAACCTCCAAGATTTCTGCAAATCTTTCTTCTGTAACATCTAATATTTTGTCTTTTTTATGGATTATTTTTGTATACTTATCCTTAAATTTTACTAATACCTTTACTTTCATAAAATATTACCTCTTTTCTTTCTATACAGATTTAACCTGTACCATAGCAGGTGTGAAGTCTGTCATCCAAGTTGTTTTTGCAGTTTCATCAGTTAATTCAGAAGCAAGTGCTTCATACATACCATTGCCGAACTCGTCAGGCTGGATTGATACTTCAAGTTCAATCTCTGCAACTTCTTCAGCACCATTTTCAATTTTTCTTGAAACACCTGTTTCAATAACACAGTTAGGGTATGCTTTAAACTTTTCAACACCATCTTCATCAAACACATGTTGTGTAGTTGAAAAATTCTTATGTACAGAGTTCTGACCATAAGCCTTTACACCTTCAATTAAAGTGTCAAGTTCCATTCCATATGCCTGTATATAAATATCATAAGGCATATGCATTGAAATGTTTAATTTGCCTGTGCCTGTACCTTTAACTACCTTTTTTACAACAACACCTCTACAAGATTTTGTTGTTACCTTTGAATCAAGTTCCTCTTCACAAGAGCCAACACAATCAGCCTTTTCGTATTTTTCTGCGTCCTTAAACTTGATTCCCATTTCTCTTAATTCAAATTCTGAAAATACTGTACTCATTTCGGTACTCCTTTCTTTAATCTGTTATTTTTTCTACTAATCTACCGATACAACGCTCAATGATTTCATTTTGAACATTTTCAGCACCACGAAAGAAAAAGAACTGTGCGCCAATATGTCTGCGTGTATTTGTTCCGTCATCAGGAAAATATAAATATTGATAATTCTTTGTTGTAGTCACAGTTATAGATAAATTTCCTGTGATATTTCGCAATGAATTAGCGGTTTTAGCAGGTCTTTTTTTTCCTAACCAAGTCCTACCTGATGTAGGTATTAACCTTTTAATGGATTCTTGCATAATACTTCCGGCTTCGTTGTGAAGTACATCATTGATGACTTTTTCAACATCACCTTCATAGTCTTTCATTGCCTGTACTAAATTATCTGCTTCTGAAATGTCTATCTTAAATTTTGCTGGCATAACATCACACTTTCACCGCTTTTACAAACTCTAAAGTCAGTATTTCTACAACTTTGTTTGTGTTCGGCTTTAAATCATAGTTGTATTCTCCGTCATTACCTGAAAACCTTATTCCGGCTATCTCTTCCATTTTGTTAATGACTTCGATTTCCAACCCTTCAGGTATGAAGTTTTCACGAACTATATGAACATTATAGGTGTATGTGTACCCTGATTTATTGGAATTGGTGCTTAATCTCTTTCTATCAAACACAATGTAATCCCATTGCATATCTTTCATCTTGTTATCAACAATTCCATAGAATGTGTTGCTATCAATCTCTTCAAGTTTCTCTTTGATTTTTTCAAGAACCAATTGCACCAACTCCTTCCAAATACCAATACATTTCAGTTCGTGTCTTATCTATGTATGAAACATCATACAAATAGCCATCAATAACTGCCTTGCACATATTATCAACACCCTTGACATACCTTGTCTTTACTTTCAGGGTTAGCGAAAAGCCTGATTGTTCTGCAAAAGTTAAATCTCTTTCCCTTTTAGCAGCTTCTTCATAAGCAAGTTTTACAATGAAATCTAAATCATCCATTACAGATACATTCAGTTTCGCTGAAAAGTCTGATTGCCTTGGTTTTTCACGATATATGGAAATTACTCCGTCATTGTATTTACTAAACTCACTATTCTTCATCTTCGCTTACCTCGTTGTTTTGATAATTCAAAACTTCATGTTTTCTTTGTATCTGCGCAATTTCATTTGAATAATTATCATCAAACTCATTTGTTGCGTGATTCCATTCATAAAGACAATATGACTTGAACAAATTGTTTTCCTGTCCGGCTATATTGAAATCAAAATTAGGGTCGGAAATCCCCAACTTATGAATTAAGGTAGGGATTGCCGACTCAATAATTTCTTTCAATCGTGCGTTTGTATCATCATCTTCCCAAGTAATATTAAGTTTTCGTTTTACCTGTTCAAATAATTTTTCATTCACGATTTACAACCTCACAATCTACTATGCGTTAAGAACCTCTTCAAGATTCTTAACAGTAATGTAAGCAGGTTCAAGACCTGAAATATCAAGGTACAATGCAGATGTGTTGTCGAATGCTCTACCCGCTCCATACTGCTTAACCTTGAAATATCTCATATCTTCAAGGAACTTGTATTCATCTGAATACTCGATAACACTATTCTTTTCGCCACCCATTCCCATGAAGTATTCATTCTTAAGGAAGAGAACTGCATCACCATCTTCAAGCACATTTGAAATGTAAACCTTTGTTGGAATTGGGAATAAATCATTTACATATACACCATTTGCATTTAATACAGTTGTGGCTGGCATTACCTTTGTTAAGTAATCGTTCTGATTACAGATAAGACCAAGTTCTGTAAACTTTCTCTTCTTGCCTGCTTCTGTCTTTGCCATTTTTGAAGCCAAAGCACCATATGATACAGGGTCAAAAGAAACAACTGGTTCCTTTGCTTTAGCCGGATAACCTGTTTCTTCAGAGAATGCTACACCCTTATGGATATCTCTGATAAGACCGATTGGCTGCTTAACACCTGTACCTAATACAATGCCTTCTTCAAGTCCTTCAAGGATTGCTTCAGCAAGTACTGTTCTGATGTAGTTGTCAAGGAATGTAGGGCCTAAATCAAGCATACCTTTTTCAATACAAGCGAATGCTGAAAGTTTGCTCTGATTAAGATCAATAATTTTGAATGAAGATGTAATCTCTTTTACGATTTCATCTGTGATAGTACCCCATACAGCTTTCTGTGTTGCGTGGTCATTTAATAACCATTTTGTAATGTAACCAACATACTGAAAGTTGATTGCCTGAAGAAGTGGGTGTTCTTCTCTTAAATCCTTGTAAACATCCTCGATAATTGTTGTTGGCATAAAGTCTTCTTCATTCTCTGTGCCAAGTAAATCAATGAATGCCTGTTTTGGATTTGCAGACTTCATAGCATCAATTAACTTCTGATACCACTTTGTTTCCTTGCTTGTAAGCTGTCTGTAACCTCTCTGCGCTAAAATAGCTGCGTCATGTGACTCCTGAAGTTCTGAAAAATCAGCCTTAACCTGTTCTGCTACTGAATTATGGAACTCTGCCCATGCTTCCTGAATCTTAACTTCATCACCACTCTTCATTGCTTCCATTAATGCTTTTGTACATTCTTTTTCGTTAGCGAATTTAATCATTTCTTATTACCTCTTTTCTTTAAATTTTTAAAATTGCATTAAAAAAACCACTCCATTTTTGGGTGGTATTTTCCGTTTCATCATCAGGTTTAGGCTCTTCTTCGCCCTCGTCTGAATCATCTTTGTCTTCAGGGTCTTCTCCTGAATCATCTTCGCCTGTTCCGTTATCATCCGGCTCATCCTTTTTAGGTTCTTCGCCTTCATCATCAGGGTTTTTGTCAGGCTCTTTTTCGTCATCTTCCTTTTCTTCCTGATATTTTTTAACGATATCAAAAAGTTGGAACATTGCGCTTTGGTTGGCTGCCTTTGTTTCTGTCTTATCAACAGTTGTTGCAAATCCATACTCCAATGCTTCTTCAGGAAGAATCCAAGTTTCATTATCCATCAAGGCTTTTATTTCCTCTTCGGATATTACTGAATGTGCCTTGTAAGCTTCAACACTTGCCTGTGTGATTTTCTCTAAATCATCAGCCTGTTTTCTTAATTCGTCTGCATTTCCAATAGCGTATGTCCAAGCATTGTGAATCATCAATAATGATGCTTCATTCATAATTCTTTCATCACCCGCCATAAAAATGACAGATGCGATAGAACACGCAAATCCGTCACAGTATGTAGTAACCTTTGCCTTGTGTCTTCTCAATGCGTTATAGATTGCCAAGCCTTCTGCGACTTCGCCACCATATGAATTGATGAACACCTTAATGTGTTCTACATCTCCAAGTGTTTCAAGTTGCTTTGAAAGATTAACTGCGCTTACCTCACCTAATTCTTCCCAAGCCCAACTTGTAATATCTCCATAGATATTGATTGTTGCTTCGTTTTCTGCTTTTTCCATAGAAAAATACTTATGCTTCATTTGTCATTTCACCCCCTTTCTGATTTTCGCTACCATTCAGCATATCTTCAATCTTGAAGAAGTTCTTTGTAGTAAAGAACTGTTTGCTGAAGTCTGTATTAAGTGGATTCCAACCAAGACGCTTTCTAATATCGTCAATGGTTGCCACACCTGAACCAATCGCATTATAAATTTCATTGGCAACTTCAAGTATGTCAATATGATTGATACAGGATGTATCTACTTTGATGTAGAATCCTTTCTTCCATTCTGCAAATGAATAATATTTTCTTGTCAATTCCTCGCCGATCATATCAGCAAGTGGGTCAATACAAAATGACAGATAAACCTTAACTATCTCATCCATATTCGTAATGTTTCCATACATCATTGGCAATGGAATCTTTAAAGCCTGTGCTACAACCTCAAATACTTCTTTTCTCATTGATATAATGTCTGAAGTATCTAATGGATTCCTACTTGAAAACTCTTCAAGACTCATACCTTTATACTGTGGATATACTGCATTGTCATTTTCAACAAATGTTTTCAACTGTTCTTTCAAAACTGTATTGAAAATCTGATTGAACTGTTGGTCACCTGCTTTATAGTTTTCAATATTAAGTTTGTACTTTGTACCATTTGTGCGCTTATATGCTTTCAGCGCCTGTGCAATTACCTCACTATATTGGTTGTATAATGAGTCAATCAATGTTGCTACTTCCTTGTTATCAAGTTTGAAATAAAATACTTCACTTGCTCGATATTTTCTCTTCAACTGTTGCATGCCGAATGTTATTGAATTGAATGAGTATTCCTTTAATGGGTTTGCTTCATCAATTCCAAAACTATCAGCGCAATAGATGTTATCATTAACAGGAACAATTAAAGAATGTCCTTTGTAGTAGTAATTCTCAACAAACTTATTGATGAACTGACTTGAATTTTCATTAGGGTTCGGTGATACATTCAGCATATAGTACAACTTATTCTGAACCTCTTTATTATCTTCATAGGTCTTAAATTCGCACTTGCTTAAGGTATTTGCTATGTATGAAACACCAATATAAAGTGCAAGTTCCTTGAATGCCAACTGGTCTAATAACTGTTGCGTAACTGCCTGTATTTCAGCACTACTCATTTTCTTATCAAGGAAATTAAATAAATTAAATATTCTCGCCACAATCTCACCCCTTTCTTTACAAAATTATAGGATCTAAAAATTCAAAATCCATTGTGTCCGGCAATTCTTCTTCAAGAGTTACCGAAGCGACAAAAGCCATAAAGCCATCTGTCTTTCGGCTCTTTGGTTCTATCTTGTCATATTTGAAATTGTTATTAGCTGCAGGTACACTTTTTGTATTGTTGGTGTACCACCTCATCAAAGGGTCATCACCCCAAATGATTTTGTTTGATACAAACCAAGAATTAATTTTTGGATGTACTAGCATAACATCTGAAGGTCTTACAAGTTTTACATTTTTATCCTTTGCTTCATACCCTATGCTGCTTAACTCTCTTGAAAGTAATGAATACCTGTAACTATCAATGGCTATCTTGTCAATGTCATATATCATACGCATTTCAGATATCCATTGAGCAATTAAGGAAGGACTTATTTCTACATCATCAACAATGGTTAGTAGTCCTCTTTCAGCCATTTCATTTAATGGCAGCTTAATCCTGTGCTTATCATTACAAGCAGTACAGTACCAACTATGATGTATGCCATAATACAAATCTTTGTGTTTGAACAATAAAAAAGCCGACATAAAGTCGGTTGTTTTTGTAAAGTCTATTCCACAAATACAGGTTTTTCCTGTAAGGTCAGGCACTTCCTTATTGGTCTTCAGGATGTTCTCCCAACTTGCAACTTCAGTATCCTTGCGCCCCTGTGGTCTATTCATTCTTTTTGTCATAAATGCGCTATGAATAATTGGGTCTTCAACAAAATCCGAAAATTCCTTTTCTATTTCCTTTTGTAAGTTAGGAAGATATGGAAGAGAAGGATTGGCTTTTGTCCAATTCTCTTTATCATAAACTTCATTATCTTCGTCCAACTGACAAAGGAAAGGTAAAAATTCATTATCAGGAATTTCTTTATTCAGGATTCGTCTTCCTTTTTTCAATAATTCATCAAGTGGCCCTTCCCTTACATCACCATTTGTTGTTATGTAAATGCGCCTTGGATGCGGCTTCTTTCCTAAACCTGTGGTAAATACATTGATGTTTTCCCAATTCTCGTATGCATGAACTTCATCAAATACAACTATGCCACTTCGTAAACCATCTTTTCCTTTTGCGTTATTGGTTCTGAATTTAATCTTTGAACGAGTTTTTATATTTTGAATTTCTGTTTTATTCCATTGGAAATTCTTTTTAAATAATTTATTATATTTTGGTGTTTCCAAAATATTATATATCTCTTCAAAAGATGTCTTCGCCTGATCTTCACTTGTTGCACATATATCAACATCATAATATGCGATATCATTTGTATTAGTTATCAAACAAAAACAAGTGAAAGAAAGAAAACCATTTTTTCCAGCGCCTCTTCCCATATAAGCGAACAAATCACTCCAACGTGGTGTTCCATCTGACCTAAAAATACAAGTGAATAAAACAAAGCAAAATATCTCCCAATCGAAAAGCTGAAAAGGAAAATACTTTTGATATGACAAGTATTTTTCAATTTGGTTCATATCGTATTTTAATTTTTCAGTTTTAAAAATGTGCTTAACATACTTAACAAGTTGTTTTTGCTCTTTGCAAACCTTAATCTTTCCACCCTCAACAATATCAATATAGTCTTGTATTTGTTTTGGAATTGTTGTCATTCAACCACCTACAATTCATCTTCATCATCCGGCTGTATTGGTATTACCAACTTTGCCCTTGAAGATATGTTCAGGCATAATTCATTGGCGCTTGATGTACATTGCCGAAAAACTTTATCCTGAAGTTGTTGCAAGGTGTTTATATCCTTAAGGTCTGCGTTGCTATTATTCAGCAATGCTTTCAGTTTCTTGGTGTATGTAAGATACAGTTCCCTTGATATGATATACCTTGCCAATGCATCAACATCAAGTTCGGTGAAAATGTCAAGTTCAAGCAGCTTATCAGCAATTTCTTTAAACTCTGCTTTTTGCTTTTTGGTTGTCAAGCACTTCGGTGGCTCAACATCCTTGAATGGTACTTTCAATTCTTGCGCTCTCCTTTCATCAATCTCTTTTTCTGTAAGGTGCTTCTTCCCTTTGGCAATGATTAAATCAATAGGCTCTCGTCTTTTGCCACCAGCCATGCTCTCACCTTCTTTCAAACTCATTTTTAAAATAGCCTTTTTTAGGCTCTTTTTTTGTCCACCCTTAACAAGTCCTTAACCCTTTTAATTTCAAGGCTAATTTCTATGAAATCGGCTCGAATTTTAATATTTTGATTGGGGAAAAATTTTTAACTTGTCTTGGCCTTTCCCCGTTGTTCGGTTTTCCAAAAAAAACCCCCTTATGGGGAGTGGGGGGTGTCACCATTGCTCTTTATTTGTAAATTTATCCTTTCTTTGCCACACATACAACTTATCGTGTATTGCATTGTGACATTGATTGCATAAAGGCATTAGATTATCTTGTTCATTTCCATCCTTGTCTATATAATACCTAGACAATGCAAGGTCAGGTCTGTCATTAACCTCGTTGATATGATGAACACAATCGGCTCTCTTGTATCTGCCTTTGCTTAAGCATACTTGACATTCATAATGATAATCGTTAAGCACTTCCTGTCTTAACTCCATCCATTCCTTTGACTTATAGAATAGTATTATCTTATTCTCTTTATACAGTTGTCTTATCCATACTGCTAATGGAATATCCTTTGGAACATTCATTGTGTAACCTCTTCAGGATAAGGTGGAATATCTTTCTCCAACTCTGCATATAGAACATTCAATACAGTTGTATTAAATGCTTCTGTTGGTAGTTCAGGAATAGTTGCTGGCTCTCTCTTAACCAATCGCCACCCTGTAGCAATTAGATTGTTTACTTCATCATCAAATTGTTTAGTACAATAGATTGCTCTGATTACTGTTTTAATCTGTTTCATATTGCACCCCCTGTGTATTTGAATCCTTGGATTGCTCTGAAGTGTCCACCATAACCTGTGCCTTTAATAAAGCCTTTTTCCTCTGCTGACTTTGTTAATGACTTATAATTTCTTGTCTTATTATCGCCATATAATCTTGCTGATACCTGAACCCATTTATCAGACCTTCTCAAAGTTGCACAAAGTTGTGGATGAGAAGTATGAAAGTATGTAGGCAACTGCTTATTCTTTCTTCCGTTTCCGTCTAAATGGTATTGTGCTATGGCATTTAAGAACCGAGTTCCAACACCTGCGCCTTGCCATTCAGGCATTGTAACAAGCCTTGTGGCTCGATATCCTTTAAGATGAAACCAAGGATGTACAAGAAGATGACAAGCAAGTTCGCCATCAACTGTGCCAATAAAATATTCAGCTGCAATCGGCATAGGTAAATCTAAATAATAATGTGGCTTAAAATATCGCCAATAACTTCCGTTGACCTTCCTAATTTCCAAGTTGATTTTCGGTCTTTGCCGAAGATACCCCCTTGTAAAGGCTTTGTCTTTTGTATCAAGAACCCAATCAGGTTGCAACCAATCAAGCACATCATAATGTGGTGTTAAAAGGACTACTTTTCCTTTTGGGTTTTCTCTTCGCCAGGCCTTTTGAAATGCTTGCGCTCCTATCTTTGCAATCTGCCTGTCAATAACTGATGTAAATTCATCAACAACAACTTCATCAGGCTTTTCACAAATGAGCCTTGCTAAACCCGCCCTGAACTGTTCGCCATTTGACAACACATGAAAAGGACGAAGCCAAGAAGGAACATCACCCAAACCGACAGAAGCAAGCATACCTGTAACAAGGTTAAAATCTGCTTCAGGTGTAATATCTTCAACAATCGGCTTGTCATAACTCCACCTATCAGTTAGATCAATGATTTTGTTTTCTCCAAAAATCAACTTGCCAATGGATGTTTTGCCTGAACCTGAAGGCCCAACAACAACACCAATGTTCCAATCACCGGAGAAATCAACATTGTCAATTTCCAAATCGAAGTTACAACCATTTTCTGCATTGAATAGACTTTTTACCCTTGCCGCCCTGTATGTGTCAAAATCGCTTACCCTGTTATGGACTTCAATTTTCATTACACTGCAACCACCTTTAATTTATAACCCTCTTCTTTCAGACGATTATATATAGATTCCTGTTCCTTTTCGTCATTACAGATAACTACAACTGCATATTGTTCCTTGTATTTAAAACTGCTCACAATATCACCTATCCTTTATTCAATTTTCAAGTTTCATAACAAAAATGCCTAACAGAAGTCGGAGTAAACCCTGTTAGGCAAAGAAAAAGGAAATGGGAAGACTACAGCAAACAAAAACCCATTTCCTTTATGACTCTATTAATTTTCTTGTGATACTTTTCACATTATACACTATACCACAGGTTCAATATCAACTTCTATCAACTCTTTCATTTTTTTCTAAATTTTTTTGAAGTTGATTTAATGCCCTTTTATGTAACTTATCCGATACATACTGATATGTAAAACCCATTTCAATCGCAATGGTTTCCCAATTTTTAAATTCAAAGTATCTCTTGAATAAAAGCTGCATACATTTTGGACTACAACTCTTTATTATCAAATTATGCGCTTCTTTCTTTAAATCCAACATCCTGTTAATATCTTTTAAGATATCATCTTTCAGGCAAGCTATCTTTATTGCGCATGCTTCTACTCTTGATTGTTCTGCTGATGAACTTTGAACTTTCGCATCAGACAATGTTGATGTTACTTTCTTTGAAAGTGCATCTAACTTTTCTAGTTCCTCAAAGTTTTCTTCAATCAGAATATCAAGCGTCCTGATCTCTTTTAAATATTCTTCAGCTTTCACTATCTTTACCACTCCTTTCCTAAAATGCTTTTCTCTGAACACAACCCATTCTGCGTTCCCAATTTTTATTCTTTTTTTCTATCTCATTCCAACGAATAAT